TGAGTCGACGCCCCTTGGAAACTCACCGGGTGCTCTTCGCCCCGGTCGAAGGCGGCGACCTTTGCCTCGGCGGCGGTTGCGTTGCCCAGGGCGGCCGAAGCGAACTGCTCGAGGTGGGTCGTGTAGGCGATCGCAGCGCTCGCGATATCGAGCCCGCGCGCGCCGCAATCAACAATAAAACCGTTCTTGTCGAACCCCTCGGGGGCGCCGTCGCAGAGCGCTTTGAGGTCGGCAATATTCGCGGCTTGCGGTGCGGCAGGTGCGGCCGGTTGCGGCTCGGCGACCGGTTCGCTGTGTTGGGCGAGGGCCGGCTCGGCGACCGGCGGCTCGGGCGGTTGCGCGGCTGCGGGCTGCGGCTCGGGTTGCGGTTCGGGTTGCGGTTCGGCGGCGTGCAGGTTTGCGGCTTCTGGCATAATTTCGGCCTTTCGAAAAACGGTGACTATTTGGTGAGGTTCGGTATCAATAAACTGGGCGTGGGTGTCGGGGTCGGCGCCGAATGGCGTGATCGCGACCGAGCGGAGAGGCCAGGATCGGACGACGTAGCCAGGGCCGGCGAACGTGCGGCCGTTCACCTCGGTCTCTTCGCCCTCTTCGAGCTGCTCGAGGGTGGTCCCGGGCCCGTTCCAATCGATAGACGCCTCGTACTCGATCCCAGCGGCCGCCTTCTTGAGGACGGTCGCGGCGCGGTCGTTCGGGCTCGTGCTCACGAGCTCGGCGAACATCTCGAGCCCGCGCTCGCTCACGGTTGTCTCTTCGCAGAACCCGATCGGCTCGCCGTCGTGCGAGTAGTCGATCATTACGCGATTATGTCGCTTGGTCATGCCCGCGAGGTCGTGCACGATTCGCCCCCAATAGGGCGTCTCGATCGCGTCGCCTGTTCGGGCTAAGATCTGCACGGGTGCCCGGGTCACGCCGTCGCCGTCGTCGTGTAGCTTGCTCTGATCGATCGGCTCGAGCGTCGCCTCGCAGCGTAGCGCGGTCGCCGGCACCTGCTGGTATTGTTTCTGCTTGTCTGTCATTCTTCCCCCGGTTCGTCTGGTTGTGGTGTTGCCTCGGGTGTCGCCTCGGGCGGTAGCTCGAAATTGAGCCGGATCGGTTCGCCCAGCTCCTCGAGCCCGCGCTCGCGGGCGTATTTGACGGCGCGAATAGTCGCGTCGATGTTTTGTTCGAATTCGCCCTGCCCGCGCTCGCGGCAGACGCGCATGGGGTTTGAGAAGCCGGCACCGATAGCGTCGATGTCGCCTTTGATCTCTTGATCCGGTCGCCACCAAGGCGTGCCCCGGTGCACCCACTCCCAGCGAACGTCCTCGAGGGTCCAGCCGCTCGGCAGATCGAGCTCACCGTCGAGGATCGCGAGCGTGAGGCGCCAGACGGTCCACTTGTCGCGCAGGTTGCGATGGTCCTCGCGGGCTGCCAGGCACCCCCGGTCATACGCGAGCTGGTCGCTCCTCGACCCGTGCCAGGTCGATTTTTCGCTCGAGTACATACTCGGCGAAATATTGAGAGCCTTGAGGCTGCTCTCGAGTGTGTAGTTCATGTAATGCCGAAACTGGTCGCTGGGCTCGTTGCTCTGGAGGAATTTCGCGTCCTCGCCCGGCAGCAGATCGAGCAGCACGGGGCCGGCCCCAAAATCGACGTCGAGCGCGCTTTTGTCTTCTGGCTGATCCGCGGCAGCGCCGCCCGTGATATCGCCGGCCGATTCCTCGGCGTCCCGGGTCATCACCAACGAAAAGAACGCCTGACTCTTGGCCTTGAGGATCGCGTACTCGCTGGATTCCATGGCGTCGCGTAGTTGGTTCGCCGCTGAGGCGAGCGGCGAGATCCCGCGCACCTGGTCGAATCGATAGCTCGAGTCGAAAAACCCATAAAGCCACATTCGGCCCCCGCGGATATCGCGCGGGTCGACCCAATTCGAGCCGCCTTGGTCCCGGTTCCAGATCGAATAGGCCAGGGTCCGGCCGCTGTCGTTCACCTTGACCCCATTGACCCAGCTCGAGCGCGAGCCGCTGCCCGCGGGTTTCTTGACGAAGTTGCGCGAGTCGCTCGGGTTGCGGATCCGGTCGGCCTCGATCGCCATCACCGACCCGGTGCCTGGGCCGCTGCTGACCTTGAGAACGCCGACGTCGCCGTCGATAATCCGGCGCGCCTCGCAGAGTCGAAAGAACGACTCGAGCCGATGGCGGCCCGCAGCGTCGAACCGCTCCGCCCGCCCCAGGTCTGCGACCACAGAGGTCAGGTAGGCGTTAAAACCCTTGTCCTTTGTCGTCGGGGTAAATGAGAAAAAGCTCGTGTAATCGAGGTGCCGAGCGATCATCCATTTTGCAACCGAGAAATTCCTCACCAGATCGCGAGTTGTCGCGGTCAGCTTCTGCCGGCCGTAGGGGTCGAGCTGTTTCCCCTCGGCCTTGGTCGCGCTGATCGGCGCGGCCCGGCGACCCTTCGACGTAATCGCGTCGTATCCGTGTTGCTTGGCGCTCTCGGGCACGGGGCCCGGCTCGTTGCGGCCCATCTTAAAACCCCGAGGTGAGAATTCTCGAGGCGACCGGGCGGCGGTTACGCTGCACGGAATCGGCCGCTTGCAGGCGGCGTATTTCCTGCCGCACGCTGGCCAGGTCGATTGTGACGCTGACCCCGTCGACGTTTACTGTCGTTGCGCCCGACTCGAGCAGCTCGCGAAGAGTCGCGAGCTTGGCGGTATTGTCTTGGTCCATGCGGGCGAGTTTCGCGAGATCGCGGTCGCATGGTCAGGCAGGAAAAGGCGGGCGGCCTTTTCTGGGCGGAATTACTCCCAGCTTTTATCGATGCGGGCCTGCCCGCACTTGCTACAGCTGGTACGCCGCAGCACGACCCGAGAGAATGGCAGCCGGTAGACCCCGCCGCAGATACAGCGCTCCCCCTGGGTGCCGACCTGCGGGCATTCGTCGCAGCGGGTCCCGGTGTACTGGTGAACGGTCGCGTTCCTGTAGGGCTCGCGGTCGGCGCTGCCGCAGGTGTTGCACCTGCTCGCCTCAGCTCGCACGACGTCGCGTTCTTTCGTCTTGGCGCCCTTGGGCCGGCCTCGTTTCTTGGTCGGTTTTTTCTTGCTCATAACTGGGTGACCGATCTCCTCCGCTTACGGGTAACGGGCGCGGGCCGATCGTAGTCCAGCGACAGGCCGCAGATAGAGGCGGCGACCGTCGCGCCGACCGTGCAGTCGAGCCAGTGATTGTCAGGGCGGCCCGGGTTGAGCCTCCAATCGTCGACGACCCCGAACGGGCCGCTCGTCTCGACCTTACTCTCGGCGGTTAGGTGCTCGGCGTAGAGCCGATGATTCTCGGCGCCCTCGGGCTGATAGAGCGACAGGCTCCCAGGGTCGCCGATCGCCGCCGCGAGCCGGTTCATCGTGTACGATTTCCACCAGTTGACGTCAGCGAGAACGTGGCGACAAACGCGCGGCTCGGGTCGCGGGCTGCGCCAATGAGCCGCCTCGGCCGAGCTCCTCCTCGCGAGCGCCGTCGGCAGGTCGCCCGCTGCGGTCGTCCACTCGCGCATCGGTCGCCGCCCTGGGCCGATATAGCGGCCGTGATAAGGCCACCAGATCGAGGCGTTCCGAGTACAAAAATCATAGACCGTGTCGCGCGACAGACCCCAGGCCGCATCGACCAGCCCGCGGGCGATCGTGTAGCGGGTCGAGAGGTCGGCCGCCAGATCGTCGAGCCCGCCGCGTAGTCGCCCCTCGAGCTGCCGCCCTGGGTATTTCTTGGACAGCGTTCGCCGCAGGTTCGCGAGCGTGTGGTATTGCCCGGGCTGCTCGGGCCAGGTTCCGTACTCGACGACCTGCCCGCTCATGCGTTCCGACCAGGCGCAAACGCAATAATAGAGAGCCTCTTTTTGGACGTCGATAAATGCGGTGGTTGCGATCGCCGACGGGTCGACCACCCCGCGCGGCCAGGTTCCCAGCTTCGCGCCGATCCGGGCCGGTGCGAGCTCGTCGGTTGCGGTCGATCGATGCGCCGCGGCGGGGTCGTTTTGGAATTCGGCAAAGAACGCCTCCCGGTCTCTATAGTAGCGGTCCATGGCAGATTGCAGCGCGGAGAGATCGCCCTCCTCGATCCGCTCAGGCCATGCGACGACCGCGCCGGCGTCCATGGCTTTTCGATTCTTCTTGTAAAACGCGCGGGCCTTCTTGCCGGTTCCCCCGTCGACCAGCTCCTCGTGTCTGAGCTGCGCGTATTGATCCCAGAGCTCGGTATCGATCGGCATCGAGTCGAGCATCTGGGTTGTGATCCCGCGCCACTCGGGGTGTTTTTCTCGGTCGAGAAACTGGTCGGCGAGATCGCCCGGTTCAATTACCGTGCATGGCATAACGCAAGAGATCCGTCGCTCGCCGGGCCCAGAAAGATACAAAATCTCTGAGTTGATCACGCGCACCCGCTCGTCGGTTTGCGTCGCCGATCGAGCCGAGCGCCTTGTTTGCGGGTCGTCGATTAGGCAAAAAGTTGGGCGGCGAATCTCGCCGTCAGTCCCGAGCGCCATCCCTCGCACGGCGCCGATCAGGCCCGCGCTCTCCAGGCAGCCGCCCGAGCTGGGCGACCCCTCGACGGTCGGCAGAACGACCCGCTCCGCCTCCCAGAGGATATTGGTCGGGACATTTGCCAGCCGCTGCCCGCGGGCCCGCTGGGTGATGTTGTCGAGCTGCCGGATCGGATACACCGCCTCAGGAAAATCTGCGAGTAGTTTCGGGTTTGCGCGCAGCTCGCCCTTGATCGACTCGATCCGTTTTTTTGCGTGTTGCTGGGTCGCGGCGACAATTGCCACGTATTTGTGCCAGCCGAACAGCACGACCAGCAGCGCGGCCGATTCGCAGATCGTCGTTTTTCCAGAGCCGCGAGGCATCGCGACCGCCAATAAGAGCCCTTCGCGGGCCGCCTGCTCGATCGACCCGATCACCTTTTTGTGATCGCGAGAGAACGGCAGCGAAAACCGCCGCGGAAAATAGATCCTCAGAGCCCGCTCGAGGTCGGCCTCGCATTGTTGGCGCCGCTTCTTGTTCTTGATCGCCGGCAGGGGCCCGATCTCGCGGCCTGCCTCCGCCTCTCGATGATAGCGGTCCCGCCAGGCGGCTTGTCGTCGCTTCGCCTTGTCGGCCTTCTGGGCGTCTGTTTCGGGTTTCCGTTTGCGCGTCGTCGGCGCGGGCGTCGGTTCGCCCCGTTTGCGCGTCTGGTCGGTAGTGAACATAGGCGCCCCTATTTGTTCGCGAGCTGGTGGATCTCTTTGATCGCCGCCAGCGCGGCCTTGAGCTCGCCCGCCTCGACCATCTTCGCGAACAGCTCGCGCGCGGCGAGATAGCACCAGCCGTTGAGAACCAGACGGTCGGCGTCGCCGACCTGGGCGAGGTGATCCATGATCGCAGCGAGCACCTTGTCGGCGTTCGCTTTGGGATATTGGGCGGCGAGCAGCTCCCGAACCTCGCGCTCGTCGCGGCCGCTCAGTAGCCACTTGAGCGCGGCATACCGAGCCGGGTCGTCGGCGACCTTCGCCGGCTTGGCGGGCCGTTTCTTTTTGGTTACTTCTCGGCGTTCAGTGCTCAGACAAACAGCCCCCGCTGCTGGAGTCGCTTTTTTGCTAGCTCGATGTACCGCGGGTTGAGCTCGGCGCCAACGAATTTGCAACCGTTCGCCCGGGCCACTTCGGCCACGGTCCCCGATCCGGTGAACGGGTCTAGAACGGTCCCGCCGTCGGGGCAGCCCGCCATAATGCAGGGCTTGACAAGGTCAGGTGGGAACGTGGCAAAGTGCGCGCCGGGGTAGGGTGCCGTTGCGATTGTCCAGACGCTGCGCTTGTTACGACCGTCAATGCTCCCACCCGCCATTCCCGACGGACATGACCCGTGCCCCTTGCCGTCACCCCCCGTATACCTAGCCCGTCCCGTTCCAGACACTACGCCTAATCGCCTATCACTCGCCGTTGACAATGCGAGTGTCTCCTTCACCGCGTCTGCGTCGTAGTAATACCGGGGCGACTTGGCCAACAAAAAAATGTATTCGTGCGCCTTGGTACATCTGTCGGTTACACTTTCCGGCATCGGGTTCGGCTTGTGCCAGATAATATCCTGCCGCAACCACCAGCCGTCGTCTTGTAGCGCAAAGGCGACACGCCACGGGATACCGCAGAGGTCTTTCGGCTTGAGGCCCGATCCGGTCGCCGCGTAGGTGTCCCCATAATTCAACCACAACGTGCCATCCTCACGCAGTACTCGCCGCACCTCCCGGAACACCTCCACCATATTTGCCACGTGATCGGCCGGCGTCTCTTCCAATCCTAACTGACCGTCAGCCCCATAATCCCGCAGCCCCCAGTAGGGTGGACTGGTCACGACACAATGGACGCTAGATTCCTCCAGGCCGCGCAGCACCTCGCGGCAGTCTCCTTGCCAGATCGTTGCGCCGTTGTCCTGGTAGGCGGGCTCTTTCATTTGCTCGTTAATCAATGAACCTCAGCGTCTGTTTCTGTTAGCACGTCAACCACCCAGCGCCCGACAACCTCGGCCACCTGGGGAACAATCGCGTTACCTAATCCTCTAAGTCGGTCCACCCGAAAGGGAACCCCATCAGCCACTCGACCCACTGGGGGTTCAGTTGTCCACCAATCGTTTCGGGTAATTGCTGCGAGTGCCGTATTGGTCCCGTTCGGCCCGCTCCCCCCCCCTGGTTGCTCCCGTATGGGGTCGCGGTGGAAGTCGGCAACAACCTCTTGCGGGTTGCTAATTCGCTGGGTGTTGGCCAGAGGTTGTTTCTTGCCATCGTTTGCAGCGAGTGCCGCACCGGTCCCGTTCGACCCGCTCCCCCGCCCTGGTTGCTCCCGTATGGGGTCGCGCTGGGAGTAGGCAACAACGAACACCCGGTCGCGGATATGGGGGGCACCAATGGCGGCAGCCTGTATACAGTGCCACTCCGCATCAAACCCGATCGCGGCCAGCTCGCCGAGAACGGAACCCATCCCTCTAGCAAGGAGCGCTGCGACGTTTTCCAGGACGATTGCCCTGGGTTGGAGTAGTCGAGCCACGCGAACGATTTCAAAGAACAGGCCGCTGCGTTCCCCTGCGAGCCCTGCCCCTTTTCCGGCGACGGAGATGTCTTGACAGGGGAACCCTCCAGCGATGACGTCGACCCGCCACGGCTCATGGTCGCCTGGCGGGAATGTTTGGACGTCGTCCCATCGTCGGACGTTCGGCCAGTGCTTGGCGAGGATTCGCGTTGCATATTCGTCTATCTCCACCTGCCAAGAGCACTCCATCCCAGCCCGCTCAAACCCCAAGTCGAGGCCGCCAATACCAGCGAACAGCGAGCCGAAACGGTAAGGTAGTTTCCCACTCACTCGATAAACCTCAGCGTGTTGTTTGTGTCGGTGTCGACCGTCGGCGGCGGTTGCGGTCGATCGAGCAGGCGCTCGAGAATCAGGCCCCCCGCCAGCCCTCCGCCGCCCGTTAGCCCCAGCGCGGCCGCCAGTAGCCAGCCCGCGGCCGAGCGGCTGGGGTGGTGGTGGTGGTTCGTTGTCGTCGGGCTCTGGTAGGCGATCACGTCGTCGGCCTCGGGCGGTCGATAGTGCTCGAGATGTTGCGCGAGCTGGGCGTCGGCGAGGGCCTCACTCCTGCGGTGGTTCCTCTGGTCGGTTTGCAGGCCCGCCAGATAGGAAAGAACCCCGAGCGGCGAACGAGGCGCGGTAGGTTGCCCAGCGGGCGAGCTCGGCGACCCGGTCGAGCCGTTCGCGGGTGTAGGCTCGGCGCTGCTCGAGCCAGTGCTCGACGTTGAACTCGTCGGGGTGCGGTTGCTCATCAGGTCGTCCGTCCATTTCGGCGAGTCGTTTCATCACGCCCATACGTCGGCCGCTCACTAGCTACTGGCTGCGGGCATGTAGTTTGGATAAATCCCGGCGTTTTTCGCTTGCAAAATCGAGTCGGCGAGACCGTCCTTCTCGAGCAGGTTCTGCGCGGTCGCCGCTACGAGTTTCTGAGTGTGGAGAAAGCTCTGCTTCGACTCGGCAGCGACAAAAGCGCTGTTATCGGTAAACCGTTCGGCGATCTGTTGCAGGCGCTCGATTCTGGTCGCGTAGTTTTGATCCAGAGTATGCTTCAGGATGTCGTCCATAGGTCTCGGCTCCTCGGTGTAGATGGTTACAGGATCACTGTCGGGCACGGTTCGCCCCTTCGACTTGGATTTTGATCGGCTCGCCCAGCGGGCGGGCCTGGCGGTAGACTTTCCCGCGGTCGTGGATCTCGAGCACGACGGGCGGCAGCTGCTCGAGCAGGGTCGCCAGGTCGACAGCCGGGCCGGCAGGCCCCCGAAACGGCGCGGGGTTGTTTTGCATCCGTACCCAGATCAGAGAGGCGATCTTCTCGAGCTGTTCGTCGGTCACCTCGAGCGCGGGCGATCCCTCGGGCGCGGGCTCGAGCTCGATCTCGGGCTCGATCGGGGTCGATTGCCCAGCGTCGGGCGAGCTGTCGTTTCCTGGTACGGTCACGACCCCGGCCGCCGGTCGCCATCCGGGCGGGCACCATCCCGAGCGCAGCCGCTGCCGCCAGCGTCTGAGCCTCTCAGCATGCGGCAGCAGAAACCGCCGCAGCCGCCCGCAGAGTAAGAACGTCGTCGAGTCTTGATCCGCTCCCCAGAGATTACCGATGAGACGCCCGCGAGCGTCGAAAACGGGGCCGCCAGAGTCGCCGCTCTGGGCCGCGCCGTGCTGCCCGCGCTGCATTCTGCCCCAATCGAGCATGCGGCCGCCTGGGCGACCTACTGCCCGCTGGTAGCGACCGGGCCGAAAACCGGCCCGACCGCTCGACCAGCCGCACAGATAAAGAGCCTCGCCCCTCGTCGGGTTTCTGGTCGCTATTTGTACGCCTGCCAGCATAGGCGGGCGGGCGCTCGTTTCGATTAGGGCCGCGTCCCACTCCGCGAGCAGCGCCACGAGCTGCCAGCCGAACCGGGCGCCGCTGGGAAACTCGGCGACCCCTGCGCGCGATTTCTCGCCGTCGAAGAGGTGCCGACAGGTGAGAATCAGCCCGTCGCCCAGGTAACACCC